CTTTAAGACAAAATAAATTACCAAAAACTAGTGGAAAAGTGTCCACAGAAGAATTAATTTGTATTGAACAAATTGAATTATTACGTGCTAAATCTTTAGGACGAGAGCTTACATTGGAGGAGGCTAAAAAACTAGATTTATTTGTAAAAAATCTACGTTTAGCTAGGGAACAGGCTACGCAAGTAATCGATACAGTAGATTATCAAAATCTATCACAAGAAGAATTAGAAAATATTGCTCAATCTGAATAGTTGACTTTTTTCTATCTGTGTAGTATATCCTAGTGCAGCGAACCTTGTTTTAGAACGTGAAAAACGCCTAAAGAGTTTATTGAAAGAGGCGAATAAGGGTAGCCCCCATGCATACCACTGGCAACCGAGGGATTAAGGAGCCAGCGTAAGGCTAAACAAGGACAGAGCAGCATAAGTAATAAACCGCTTATGTTTGCGAGCCGAGACAATTTGCTTGAAATACAGCACAGGGTTTGAGACGAAACTTAAAGTAATCTCACTCCCATCGATACAAAAAGGGATAAGCCTTTTTTCTTGATTAGCTATCCCTATAATAAGTAGACGATGGCGCGTTTTTAATTTCTCGTGTTTTTAGGATGCATGTGTGTGTTTTATAAATGTTTGTACGCCTTAAAAACGAATAGACCGCCTTAAAAAAAGGTTGCGTTAGTTTTTAAGGCTACATATCAACGATGTTACGCCTTTAAAAAAGCTGTATAAGGCTTTTTTAAAGGCTACATATTAACATATAATATGTATGAGTAATATCAAGGTTGATAAACGACAGGCTATAAACCTGTTATGGAGACAAGGTAATTTACGTTGGAAGTTAGATAAAAACCAGTTAGAAATATACAATTTCGTAAACAAAACAGAAGAAAAAACAATCGTTATAGGCAGTAGCCGCCGTATTGGTAAATCATATTTTCTGTTAACGTATGCTATTGAATTCTGTTTAAAAAACCCAAACAGTATTGTCAAATTTGTTGCACCGACTAGACAAATGGTGACATCGTATATTAGACCGTTATTCTATGAAATAACCATTGATTGTCCTAAAGACATTCTTCCTTCGTATAGAACTAAAGAAAACATATACAAATTCCATAACGGTAGTGAAATACAATTAGCTGGTACGGATAATGGTAATGCAGATAGGATACGTGGTGGTAATGCTCACTTATGTATTCTGGATGAGGTTGGATTTATTGACGATTTAGATTACGTTGTTAATTCTGTACTATTACCTACTACAACAATGACTAAAGGTAAAATAATAATGGCTTCTACCCCGCCTAAGAGTATGGATCATCCATTCATTGGATTTATTCGGCGGGCTGAAGAAGCGGGTGCATACATCCGTAAAACAATTTATGACAACCCGCGACTGACGAAGGAAGAGATAGAGGCTATAGCTGAGTCAGTAGGAGGATATGACACAGTTGATTTTAAACGTGAATATTTAGCTGAACTTGTTGTTTCTGAAGAAGATTCTGTAGTACCTGAGTTCACTCGTGAGTTACAAAATGAAATAGTAAAAGAAGTGACACGTCCTGAGTTAGCCGACACTTATGTGTCCATGGATATAGGTGGTAATGATTTAACTGTGATATTGTTTGGATTTTATGACTTTATGTCAGCTACAATTGTCATCCAAGATGAGTTGGTGTTTAATAGAAAAGTGTTAACGGATCAAATAGCTTCTGCTGTACAAGCTAAAGAATTTGAATTATGGGGATATAAAGCACCATTGTTAAGAGTGGCTGATAACAATAACATCATCCTACTAAACGATTTAAGTGCAAAACATGGATTAAGTTTTACCCCTACAATGAAGGATGATAAATTAGCTCAATTAAATAATATGCGTATCCTTTTAAAACGTAAAAAGATATTAATTAGTCCTAAATGTAGAACATTGATTTCTCATTTAAAAGGTGCGACATGGAATAAACAGCGTACTAGTTATGCAAAAAGTCCTGATAAAGGGCATTACGATGCTTTAGATGCTTTAGTATACTTCGTAAGAAATGTTAATATGAATAGAAACCCATATCCTGAAAATCATAATTTTTCATCAAGCGACTATATGATAGTAAAGCACAACTATCAACAGCCCACAACACAATTTGAACATGCTTTAGTACAAAGAATAAGACGTACTAATCCTTTTAGACGTAGATAATTAACATATACTTTAGAGGTAATTATCATGAATTATTTTGCGGCAAAGCCAGCACAAGAAACAGCTTCTATTCTTTTAAATAGATCGGAAATGTGGTTTAAACATCTCTACTCTAACGGATATTATGATAAAGTTAGAGCTAGTTGGATGGCTTACCACGGTGCGTATTACGGTGAAGGTCACTCCATCACATTTGGTGGTGAGCAAGGAGAATTCTCCCAAATGGCTGTAAACCATTACAGAAACATCGCCGATTTAATGTGCACAATGATAACAAATGTAAGACTTAATTTTAGAGCTAGAGCCTCCAACTCTGACAGTAAATCTATTATACAAACAGATCTAGCTAACGGATTATTGGATTATTATGTTAGACAAAAGCGTATAGAAAAGTATATCCATGATGCTGTAAAGCAAGCCGTAGTGTTAGCTACAGGTTATGTTAAAATGGAGTGGAACGCTACAAGCGGAGATATTTACGACTATCATCCTGAGACAGGCGCCCCAATTTATGAAGGTGATATTGAGTTTTCCAACCTTGAGCCGTTTGATGTAATGTTTGATCCGAATAAATCAAATAGCCATTCCCATGAATGGGTGCTTTGTCGTTCTTTTAAAAATAAGTATGATTTAGCTGCTAAATATCCGGAATATAAAGACAAAATTGAAAAATTACCTACAAAAACAGATTTCTTAGATTACAGGTATATGGGCGATATGTTGTCTAAACATGAGTCTGATGAAGTGCCTGTATATGAGTTTTTCCATAAGAAAACGGAGGCTATGCCAGAAGGGCGTTATTTATTGTTTCTAAGTTCTGATATCATCCTAATGGATATGCCAATGCCTTATAGAAGGCTTCCTGTTTATAGGATTAGTCCTAGCGATATTTTAGGAACATCTTTTGGTTACACACCAATGTTTGACCTGCTCCCACTACAAGATGCTTTAAATGCTCTTTACAGCACAGTGCTCACCAACCAGCATACATTTGGTGTTCAAAATATTTACGTACCTAGAGGAGCTGACATACAACTTAAAGCTTTAGAAGGTGGGTTGAATATTATTGAAGGTAATTCTGGTCAAGGAAAGCCAGAACCAATTAATTTTACACAAACCCCCGCTGAAGTGTTTACTTTTATTCAAATGCTTGAAAAGAAAATGGAGACAATTTCTGGAATGAACTCTGTAGTGAGAGGTGATCCAGAAGCTTCTATTAAGTCTGGTAGTGCCATGGCTTTAGTACAGTCTATGGCTTTACAATTTATTTCCGGATTACAAACACAATATGTGTTTATGGTAGAAGATATTGGAATGGGTATTATTGAATTGTTACGTGATTTTGCAGACGTACCTCGTATTGCACTAATAGCAGGAGAAAGCAATGTTTCTTACGTTAGAACAGAATTTACTGGCGATGATTTGGCTTCTATCGATCGTGTTATTGTTGATATCGGTAATCCTATAGCCGTTACAACAGCAGGTAAAATGCAAATGGCTTCAGAGCTATTGCAGTACGGGATCATCAAAACTCCTGAAGATTATTTTACAGTGTTAAACACAGGACAATTTTCTAGCTTTATTGAAGACAGCCAAAGACAGAATAATTTTGTTAAGAGAGAAAATGAAAAAATGCTTCGTGGTGAATATGTACCAGTGTTGGCTACTGATAGTCATATGTATCATATTAGAAAGCATAAGGCTATATTAGATGATCCCGATATGAGAGATCCAAACAGCCCAGCAGTTCAGCAAGTGTTAAATCATATTTTAGAACATATTGAGATGTTGCGCACTACAGATCCTGGATTGTTGTCTATTATGCAGGAGCAGCCATTAGGACCTGCTAATGGAACACCT